AGAAAGCAGGGGGTGGATACAAATGATATGGAACATGTATTCCTCCTTCTGGTTTATCTAGGCACAGGAGAGTTTCGCAACTTAGTCAGTGGCGACATGTACTTTCGTAGTATTAACGAGTGCAATTATTTTGCAGAGAAGTCAGCAAAGAGGTATGGTAATTATCAGTATAGCGCATACTTAGACCCAAAAGACAGAGTAACAGCTTATTGTGTACCTAAATACGTTAACCCCGACAACGTAAGGATATATTAAGATGGACCCCATCAGCGCAATGGCGACTGCTTCGGCAGCGTTTGGTGCAATCAAAAAAGGTTTTGCAGTAGGCCGTGACATAGAACAGATGGCAGGAGACTTATCCAGATGGATGGGTGCCATGTCTGACTTGGAACAGGCTGAGAAAGAGGCAAAGAACCCGCCTATATTTAAGAAGCTGTTTGCTGGACAATCTGTAGAGCAGGAAGCAATAACCGCATTTGCCAACAAAGAAAAGGCAAAGCAACAGAGATACGAACTACAGCAGTGGATAAGCCTGACTATGGGTAAGTCTAAGTGGGATTCACTGGTGGCAATGGAAGGCCAGATACGTAAGCAGCGTAAAGAAACACTTTACAAGCAGCGTGAACGTAGGCAGAAGTTCGTAGAGATTGTAGCGTGGATACTGGTGGTCACTGCAGGTGCAGCAGCCTTGTATGCTTTTGTAGTCTTTATGAAGGGTACAGTCGCTAAAGCAGCAGACCCAGAGTATGTAACGTGCAGGTTGAAGGGTTGCACTACGGTAGACAAGCAGCGTGTATGCGTCTACCACGGTGTAAACAATACGGTGGACACATTGTTTTTTCGTATGGACGAATGGTTCCCCCGTGAGTTTCAGTGTAAGTATGACCCTAACGAAACCAAGCCACCAAGCATCCAAGAAACTTTTAAACAGATTAGAAAGTCACAGAAAAACTAATGGCAATTGCAAAGTCACAACAGAGCCTGAAAAACTGGACAAAGCAGAAGTGGCGCACCAAGTCAGGTAAGCCATCTGCCAAGACAGGTGAAAGGTATTTACCTGAAAAAGCAATAAAGTCCTTGACAAGTGCAGAGTATGCTGCTACAACTAAGGCTAAGAGAGAAGGATCACGTAAGGGGAAACAATTTGTACGCCAGCCTAAATCTATTGCAAAAAAGACTGCAAGATTTCGCAGAGGCGGGTAAAGACCCACGCACGTTTCGTTTGGCTGATATGGAGCCAGATATAGAGACCCGTGTATTCTTAATCAAGAAAAAGTTACAGGAACTAAAAGATGTTAAATTTGTTGATAGGGCCAGTTGCTGAACTGGCAGGGACGTGGTTAAATGGAAAAGTTGAAAAGACTAAAGCAGAAACTGGTGCAAAAGTTGCACGGGCTAAAGCTGAAGCTACAATCATGGAAAAGAAAGCTACTGGCGAACTTGACTGGGATTTGGAAATGGCTAAAGGAAGTAAGTCTTCGTGGAAAGATGAGTGGCTTACTATTCTGTTCAGTATACCTCTCATTCTTGCGTTCATTCCGGGTATGGAAGAAGTAGTGGCAAATGGATTTGCCCAACTCCAAGCAATGCCTTCATGGTATCAGTATAGCCTTGGTGTTATCGTTGCTGCCAGCTTTGGTGTTCGCAGTGCTACTAGGTTATTTGGAAAAGGGTAGTCCTATTGCAGATGTGGAGTATGCACGACAGAACAACAGAAAAACAGGCGAGGATTAATCGTGGCAGAAGTAACAATGGAAAGACTACTCAAGTGGAAGATACTGCCCCGCTTGATGATGATTATGATGTCAATATCCGCTTGGCGGGTAGTGGAGTGGTTTATGACATTGCCAGACCCTACCAACGCACAGGCGGGTCTAGTGAGTGTAGTCACGGGGGCCATGACAGGTGCATTTGCGGTGTGGATGGGGCATGAGAAATGAAATATAATTCTGAGAACTTTGTAAACAAACTTATAGCACACGAAGGTTTGCGCCTTCAAGTGTACAAAGATACGCTTGGTATTGATACGATTGGTATCGGACGCAACCTAGAGGACCGTGGTATCACAAAAGAAGAACTGGACTGGATGGACATTCCTACTATGGATGCCGTCTACGAGTACGGTATTACTGAAGCTGATGCTATGTACCTCGCAAAGAATGACGTACAGATAGTCGAAGAGGAACTTGTTCGTGCGCACCCTTGCGTGGAGGAGTTAGACGCTGTACGTCAACTTGTACTGATGGATATGGCATTTAATATGGGCGTACCTCGCTTGCGAAAATTTCAAAAAATGTGGAATGCTATTCACGAAGGAAAGTTTGACATAGCGGCAAAAGAAATGCTTGACAGCAGGTGGGCAGTTCAGGTAAAATCACGTAGTACAAAATTAGCCCACGCAATGCATCATGGTGAGTTTTAATGGCTAGACAGTTAACGGACAAACAACAGAAGTTTCTCGCCGTGCTTTTTGATGAAGCTGGTGGCGATATGGTTGCGGCTAAAAAGATGGCAGGATATGCTGACACTTCTGGTACTGCTGAGATTGTTAAGGGTCTCAAAGAAGAAATACTTGAGGCGACTCAAATGTACATGGCACGTAATGCGCCGAAGGCGGCGATAGCAATGACACACGCTTTGTACGACCCAACTGAACTAGGCATTCGTGATAAGATGTCCGCTGCCAAAGAACTGCTTGACCGTGTAGGTCTGGTAAAGACAGAGAAGATGCAGGTAGAAGCAAGCGGCGGCGTTATGCTTATGCCGCCTAAAGCTGCTGTGGAAGACGATGACTAGAAGCGTAGGCAAGTGGAAGCTACCACAGCCAACAGACATCAAAGAAGAAAACGTATGGGTGCAGATACCTCGCATTGCAAGGACTGTACCTTTTGGTTACAAACAGAGTGAAGAAGACCCTGACATTCTTGACCCTATTCCAGTTGAACTGGACCTGTTAGAGAAAGCACGTAAGTACGTCAATCAATATTCTTACCGTGAGGTAGCAAATTGGCTGACAACAAATAGCGGCAGATATATCTCACACGTAGGATTGAGGAAACGGTTAGCGAATGAACGACAGCGTAAGGACAAAGCTAAAAGCCTCCGCAAGTGGGCAGAATATGCGGAAACGGCAATCGCCAAAGCGAAGGCAATCGAAGAAGCAAGAACAGGCGCAAAAGCCAACGGTTGAGATTGAAGAAGTTTCACATGAAACTAGCAGCATTGAAGAACATGCTAATGTGTTGTTCAAGCCCAATCCCGGTCCACAGACAGAGTTTTTGGCTGCTAGTGAACGTGAAGTTTTATATGGAGGTAGTGCCGGTGGCGGCAAAAGCTACGCCATGTTGGCAGACCCCTTGCGATATATGGGTCATTCACAGTTCAGTGGACTGCTGCTGCGACACACAACAGAAGAACTGCGAGAACTGATATTTAAGTCGCAGGAGTTGTACCCAAAAATCTGGCCGGGTATTAAGTGGTCAGAACGTAAGATGCAGTGGACTGCACCATCTGGCGCAAGGTTGTGGATGTCTTATCTGGATAGAGATGATGATGTCTTGCGTTATCAGGGTCTAGCATTTAGCTGGATAGGGTTTGACGAATTGACCCAGTGGGCCACACCATACGCATGGAATTACATGCGGTCACGTCTACGGTCCACTGCACCAGACCTGCCTATCTTTATGAGAGGCACTACTAACCCCGGTGGACGAGGACACCAATGGGTCAAGAAGATGTTTATTGACCCTGCTGCATATAATAAGGCATTTGATGCAACCGATATTGAAACAGGAGAGGTACTCAAGTACCCAGCAGGACATAGCAAGGCTGGAAAGTCTCTATTCAAAAGACGGTTCATCCCAGCAAGACTTTCTGATAACCCGTACCTATCTGCGGCAGGAGACTATGAAGCCATGCTTCTCTCTCTTCCAGAGCAGCAGCGTAGGCAGCTTCTTGAAGGCGATTGGGATATCAAAGAAGGTGCAGCGTTTACTGAGTTTAATCGGGATGTTCACGTTGTGGAGCCTTTTCGTATCCCTAACAACTGGGTCAAGTTTCGTGCATGTGACTATGGTTACGGCAGTTATTCTGGTGTTATTTGGTTTGCCGTTGCGCCTGATGAGCAACTGGTTGTTTATAGAGAACTATACGTCAGTAAGGTTTTGGCCACAGACTTGGCCGATATGATATTGGATTTGGAAGCTGAAGATGGCAACATTAAGTATGGTGTTTTGGATAGCAGTCTTTGGCACAAGCGTGGCGATACTGGTCCTTCTCTTGCGGAGCAAATGATTAGTAAGGGCTGTCGTTGGAGACCGTCTGACAGAAGTCGTGGTAGTCGTGTAGCAGGTAAGAACGAAATACACCGCCGCCTACAGATAGATGAATTTACAGAGGAACCAAGACTTGTATTCTTTAATAGCTGTACAAATGTCATATCACAAATACCGTCCATCCCCTTGGACAAGAAAAATCCAGAAGACGTTGACACAAAGTCTGAGGACCATTTGTATGACGCACTCCGGTACGGTATTATGTCCCGACCCCGGTTCTCTATTTTTGACTACGACCCGCACGGGCGACCATCGACAGGTATGCCGGTAGCTGACTCCACGTTTGGATACTAAAGGAAAAACACATGGCAGACGATGAAATTATGATCGAAGACGACGCTATTGCGTTAGAAGATACAGATGATACTGCTGTAGAAGACGCTGACGTATCTAAGATTATTCCATTTATTATGGAACGCTTTCAACGGTCAGAAGATTACCGATACCAAGATGAAGAACGCTGGCTTCGTGCATATCGTAACTACCGTGGACTGTACGGTCCTGATGTGCAATTCACTGAAGCAGAAAAGTCCCGTGTCTTTATTAAGGTAACAAAGACTAAGACACTAGCAGCATACGGGCAGATTGTTGATGTGCTGTTTGCTAATCACAGATTTCCCCTTTCTATTGAGCCTACAGAGTTGCCTGAAGGTGTAGTTGCCGACGTACACTTTGATCCGCAGGAGCCTGAACAGCTTCGCGGAGAAACTGCGCTGTCTAGCCCCTATGGCTTTGCAGGAGACGGCAACGATCTTCCTCCGGGTTCTACTGCCCAATCTTTGTTGGATAAGCTAGGTGGCTTGTCAAACAAACTAGAGCCTGTAGAAGACAAACTAAAAGAAGGTCCGGGTAAAACTCCGTCTGCAATTACATTTAGCCCAGCTATGGTTGCGGCTAAAAAGATGCAGAAGAAAATACATGACCAGCTTGAGGAGTCAGGTGCTACTAAGCATCTGCGTAATTCTGCATTTGAAATGGCACTGTTTGGTACAGGCGTGATGAAAGGTCCGTTTGCCTCTGATAAAGAGTATCCTAATTGGAACGAAGACGGTGACTATGATCCTATGTTCAAAACGGTTCCACAAGTTGAACATGTGTCCGTGTGGAACTTTTATCCTGATCCCGATGCTAACAATATGGATGAGTCGCAGTATGTTATTGAACGCCATAAGATGTCGCGTTCACAGTTGCGCAATCTAAAGAAGCGTCCGTACTTCCGTAGTAAGGTTATTGATGAAGCAATTCGCATGGGCGAAAACTACAATAAGAAGTATTGGGAAGACGACCTCTCTGATTATGCTCCAGAACACGGTATTGAACGCTTTGAGGTGCTTGAATACTGGGGTATGGTTGATACTGACATGCTGGAAGAGCAGGGCGTAGACATACCAAAAGAACTGCAAGATTTCGATGAACTGCAAGCAAATGTGTGGGTCTGTAATAACGAACTAATACGCATGGTGCTTAACCCATTTAAGCCAGCTAAAATACCATATCATGCTGCGCCTTACGAACTCAATCCATACAGCTTCTTCGGTGTAGGTATTGCAGAGAACATGGACGATACGCAGACGCTGATGAATGGCTTTATGCGTATGGCTGTGGACAACGCTGTGCTGTCAGGTAACTTGATTGTAGAGGTAGATGAAACTAATCTGGTGCCGGGGCAAGACTTGTCACTGTATCCGGGCAAAGTATTCCGTCGTCAGGGCGGCGCACCGGGTCAGGCTATCTTTGGCACAAAGTTTCCAAATGTGTCATCTGAAAACATGATGCTGTTTGATAAGGCTCGTGTATTGGCAGATGAAAGCACAGGCTTCCCATCATTTGCGCATGGGCAGACAGGTGTACAAGGTGTGGGCCGTACTGCTTCTGGTATCTCTATGCTTATGGGTGCTGCTGCTGGCGGCACCAAAACAGTAATTAAAAATGTAGATGACTATTTACTGCGACCACTGGGTGAAGGTTTCTTCCGGTTCAATATGCAGTTTGACTTTGATCCTAATATTAAAGGCGATCTGGAAGTCAAAGCACGTGGTACAGAAAGCCTTATGGCTAACGAAGTACGCAGTCAACGTCTTATGCAGTTCTTGCAAGTTGCAAGCAACCCAGCATTGGCACCCTTTGCTAAGTTCCAATATATTATTCGTGAAATTGCGAAGTCAATGGACTTAGACCCCGACAAAGTAACCAACAACATGGATGAAGCTGCTCTGCAAGCAGAGATTATGAAAGGCTTCCAAGCACCGATACCTGAAGGACAAGAGGGTACACCTCCTCCTCCGGGGGCTAATGCTATGGATACCTCTGGTGCAGGTGGCGGTAACATAGGTGTAGGACAGGCTCCTGTGCCGGGTGAACAAGGATTTAGTGGAAATGCACAACAACAAGGACCAACTACTCAGCCGACTCAAGCCGTGGGTGGGCAACAACCGCCAATGGGAAGCGTTCAGTAGTTACATTGATGCTGTAATAGAAATGCAGCAGAAGGCACTTGAGCAAGCAGACGACAATATAATGATGTACAGGTCGCAGGGTGCGATTGCAGCATTACGTAAACTTAAAACACTAAGGGATGAAGTTAATGGCTCTCAATGAACAAATGGAAATGTTTGACGAAGGTGGTCTTTCTACAGAAAAAGATGATGCTATGGACAAATTAGATTCTGGTGTAGAAGAACTACGTGCCGACAGAAAACAACAATTTGACAAGATGACAAAAATGCTCACATCGGGTGCCGTTAATGACATGACGTTAGAGCAAAAAGAAAACTTTGTTCAACTATATAAAATGCTAAAACAACATCATAATTTTGCAGAAGGTGGGCTGCTGGAAGACGGTGGTCTTATGGATGAAGGCGGCACGATAGACCCTGTGTCTGGCAACGATGTGCCACCCGGCTCCACACAAGAAGAAGTGCGTGATGACATTCCTGCACAGCTTAGTGAGGGAGAGTTTGTATTCCCGGCTGACGTTGTGCGTTACATTGGTCTGGGCAACTTGATGCGTATGCGTCAGGAAGCTAAGATGGGCTTGAAGTTGATGGATGAGATGGGCCAGATGGGTAATAGCGAAGAAGCTAGTATTCCAGATGATATGCCTTTTGACATAAATGACCTTGACATGGAGGACGAGCCAGAGTATAATGTAGGTGGTTTTGTTCCTGCACAACAGCAACAGCAACAGCAGTTTGGTATTGCAGGTTATAATACTGCTGCTGCTCCAACTACCGGATATTATCAAGCCCCGCCTATGCAATACGGGCAACCACAACAGCCAGTGCAAGCAGCTTCGCAACAATTTGTACAACCTACAACTCCTGTTGCACAAGCACCTGTTCCTACAATGCAAGACTATCAGGTGCCGGAATTTAGTGAGTTTGTAGGTGGTGGTTTTGGTGAATATGACGAGTTGCGTGAGTATCGAAACGAAGCTGGCAATGTTATGATGATTCCGTTTAAAGACGGAAGTCCTATTAGCCCCATACCTGAAGGCTATACATTCTACGATCCAGAACAAACAAAAACAGAAGATGTAACAACTACGCCTACTACCGTACAAACAGAACGAGTTCTTTCGCAAGATGAACTTAGAGATAGAGATGATGCAGATGCTGCTAGGCGACAAGCAGACATAGACAGATACGGTACTGCTGATAATAAAATTGGGTTAATGGATTTTTATGGGCCGGGTAAAGACCTTATTTATGGCGTAAATTACGTAGACGGTTTTGGAATGGGCATGATGGGCGTAGGTCAAGTTCTAAAAGGAACCATTGGTGGTGGTGACTTTCCTAAAGGTGCTATGATTATGCTTAAGAATGGTGACGATGAAATTCTTCTTACGGGTAAGGATTACACAAAGTTTCGTAACATAGTAAAAGCTGAAGGGACTGATTATTCTGAACTAGAACCCCTTATTCAGAAGGGTAGGTTAGCAAGAGAAACGCAAAAAGAACTTTCTTACGACGACGGAAGTAATGTTCTTGAGCAAATTACAAAATCTAGGAAAGGCGAAGAAGATTATTCTACATCTAAAGCTGAAACTGATAAACTTCGCCAAGATTTAGCTAACCGGGCAAAAGCTGCTGCTGAAAGGCGCGCAAAAGAAACAGTCGCGCAAGCCCAACAAAAAAATGATGACCCATCTCCTGCCGGTGAGCCTACACAATATTCTGTCAGTAGTGATCCATACAGCAATCCTCAAGAAATTGCATCTCGTGAAGATAGGTTTGGAGAGGCAGGACTTTATATGGCAAAGGGTGGCCTAGCTGGTAAGAAAAAACCCAAAGCCAAAAAGATGAAGCAAGGTGGATTAGCTTCTAAAAAATAATCCACACATATGTTGGCTACTCATCCCCCATCTCCCTCGACAGGTGTATGGCTACGGTGGCCCCAACAACGGAGAAGTAAAATGGCAGAAGAAGCAACAATCATGGCTGAAGAAATGCAGTCACCTAAGAAAGTAGCGTTTGCAAATCGTAAGTACAGCAACGAAGACAAACGTAAAATGGAAGAAGAAGAACTTGAGCAGATGCTCAAAGAACAAAAAGGTGAAGTAGAAGAAACTGTTGAAGCCGAAGAAGAAGAACCCACAGGCGCAGAAGAAAAAACATTTAAAAAGCGTTACTCTGACCTACGCCGCCACCAACAGAAACAAGCAGAAGAATTTAAGACAGAACTTGCAGAATTAAAAGCACAGCTTTCTGCTGCTACTAAAAAAGAAATGAAATTGCCAAAGTCCGATGAGGATATTGAAACATGGGCAAAAGAATATCCTGATGTAGCAGCTATTGTGGAAACAATTGCGATGAAAAAAGCTAGTGAGCAGTCTAGCGCACTTGAAGAACGGCTTAAAGCAATTGATGAGATGCAATTATCTGCAACAAAAGAAAAGGCAGAAGCAGAATTGATGCGGCTGCATCCTGATTTTGATGATATTCGTGATAGTGATGAGTTTCACGAGTGGGCTGATAATCAGCCTAAGTGGGTGCAGGATGCGCTTTATGAAAACGACAACGACGCACGTTCTGCTGCTAGGGCGATTGACCTCTACAAAGCTGATATGGGTATTGGCAAAAAGAAATCCAAGTCAGACAAAGACGCAGCCAAGTCTGTGTCTACAAAGAATAGTCGCAGTAAGCCGCAAGAAAACGAAGCCTCCTCATACTTGAAAGAGTCGGAAGTACAGAAGATGTCACCGCAAGAGTACGAGGCTAAGTCCGACGAAATTATGGAAGCTATCCGTTCTGGAAAGTTTATCTATGATATTTCTGGTTCAGCCAGATAAAAAAGTGTTGACAAGTAGTTATTTTTTAGTATAACTATAGTCATCAAAGGTGTAAGCAGGTTCGCTACTTGCTTACATCTAATCCGCAAACACTTCAGTCTTATGGATTACCTGACGAGCATGGCCCGTTGACAAACTGGGCGGCCACCTAGTTTAAGATACGCACCCATAGTGAATCAGCCTCTGATTAGTCTGGTGAGTTTGCATCTGTAAAATGCTAATTTAGGAGAAACATCATGGCATTCACTACCGCTGCCGGGTATGGTAACCTTCCTAACGGTAATTTTTCGCCCGTCATTTACAGCAAACAGGTGCAACTTGCTTTCCGCAAGGCCGCTGTTTGTGAAGCAATCACAAACTCCGATTACTTCGGTGAGATTGCTCAAATGGGTGATTCCGTTAAGGTCATCAAAGAACCCGAAATCACAGTTAAGGCTTACGCCCGTGGTACAACCATCACGCCGCAAGACCTTGACGACGAAGACTTCAGCCTGACAATCGACAAAGCTAACTACTTTGCGTTTAAGGTTGATGACATTGAAGAGGCACACAGCCACGTTAACTTCCAGTCTCTGGCAAGTGACCGTGCAGCTTACCGCCTTGCTGACCAGTTTGACCAAGACGTTCTTGGCTACCTGTCAGGCTTTAAGCAGTCTGCTCTGCATGCAAATGCAAATACGGCAAACGATGTAACAAACGGCTCCGTAGCTGTTTCTACTGCCGGTTCGGACGAACTGCTTGCAAGCATGAAGCTGGACGGCAGCGACTTTAACGCCGGTTCTGGTGGCAACTCGATTGCTCTGACCGTTCGTACTGGTAATACTGCAGCACCTACCGCTGCTGGTAACGCCAACCCGCTGTCAGTTATTGCCCGTATGGGTCGTAAACTGGACCAGCAAAATGTAGACTCGCAAGGCCGCTGGCTCGTAGTTGACCCAGTTTTTGCTGAACTTCTGAAGGACGAGGACTCACGTTTGTTCAACGCTGACTTCGGTGGTTCTGGTCTGCAAAATGGTCAGATGGCAGGAACCATTCATGGTTTCACCATCCACGTCTCTAACAACCTTCCATCAATTGGTTCTGGTCCTGCTACTGAAGCAGACACCAACTCAACCAACTACGGTGTGATTGTTGCTGGTCATTCTTCTGCTGTTGCTACTGCAGAGCAGATTAACAAGACCGAAACTTACCGTGACCCTGACAGCTTTGCTGACATTGTTCGTGGAATGCATTTGTATGGCCGCAAGATTCTTCGTCCCGAAGCACTTGTTAACGCCATCTACAACGTCCGTTAAAGGGAGATTAGAAAATGGCTACAATTACTGCTACTCTTGCTCCCGCTATGGGTAACTCCCAGCGTGGACGCAATCCGTACATGGTTGAGCAGGTCGTTGACCTTACTGCTAACAGCATCAATCCTAACGGTGACGTAGTACAGTGTATCACTGTTCCTGCGAACACCAAGATTCTTGCTGCTG